AACATCAACTGACATTAAATAATTACAGCTCGGATCAAACTCTTCCCAAATCCAAAAATTTCGATCAAATGCGGTACGGTACTTGGGAGCCTTAACATTGGCTACCATCCATTCCATACACTCAGGATCGATCACCGTTTCTCCGGAGGTGTTGAAGTTGCACTCAAGCTCTTGGGCGATTTGACGCTTAGACATGTTCTTGGTTTCTTTTTTGTACCACTCGCCATCGCGTTCAGGATGAACATCCCAAGGCAGCGTCGTCATATTAAAGTTGTTAGTTCCTGCGCCGGCATCTATACATGTTTTATGAAACCAATTTCCTACACCATTGGGAGTAGAGAGGGCAATACAGCGCCCACCGGTCGATAGTGTAGGGTATAGGCCCGTCCAAAGCTCTTCGAGATTTTCAATGTGAGCAGCCTCGTCCAACACCAAAAGTGACAACGCTTCAGAACGGCCGGCATCGCCAGACGTTGAAGCCGCTTTAATTGACGAACCATTGGAAAGCTCAAATGATGTTCTGTTGTCTACGGAAATCTTAGCGATTCGCAACCAATCCGGCACATTGCGCATAATGCTTTTGACTTTCTTGACAAGGTTGCCAGCTGTGGCAAACTTTGTTGCCATAACAAGAATGGCCTTATCGCGGTGGAACAACATCATCCACACAATGTAGCCGGCCGTGATGGTGGAGATGCCCAACTGGCGAGCTTTAAGAATCACATTAAACCGATAATCATTAAACTCAGTTAAGAGATTGTCTTGAAAGTCATACGTATCAAACAAAATCAACCCATGCATGGGGTGAGAAATACGCGCATAAGTGTTCAAAAAATAAGACGGATCTTTACCGCATTTTAATATCTCTTTGACTCGCTGTTTCTTGTCTAACTGAAAACTCATTCGTCATTGTCTTTGGTTTCTTTTATGCTTTGTTGGGCTTTGGGAGGGCTATAATAGCGACCGAGACTCTTCTGCATCTGGCCCATTGAAAAGGCGTCTTGTCCGGTTATTGATGCTGCTAAATAATCAATACTGATATCTAAATTGTCCATGGCAGATAGGAGCTTTTTTAATAGCTCTGTGATTTGTGGGCCTTCGAGTTCTTCTTTAATGATCTGCTTAAGTCGGGATTCGGTAATGATCATTCTCGATAATCCTCGGGATATTCTGTGACATCCATCAAGGTCTGAAGATCGGATATGATTTGTTCTCCCATGCTTTGCGCGACCTCGTCAGGCAATTCCTGGAACGCTTCTTCCAATTCGTGATAAGCATTCTCGATTCTTTGAATCAACTCTAGCGGCTGAACGGCATCGGTTTGGTGTGGGGGCGCTGTCTCTCCGGCAGTAAGATTGTGCCAGCGAGTCTCATTCATAACTTCCTTAATCAGAGACATTAACTCTTCAAGTTTGAACCCTGCGGCGGGTCGACCTTCGGCGCCTTTAACATATAGCGTCTCTTCTTCCGGGTAATCTTCATCCCCGGGAGATGACATCTCAACGCCGGGGATCTGTGAAAAAACGATCTGGAATATGTCGGCGACATCTTCCGGCGGATGGCCGTGGATTAGCTCACCAATGCTCGCCACCAGTTGGTCTTGACTCATTTGGCGTGGGCGCATGGGCACAGACTCTGTGTCATCTGCGGGGCGCCCCAAGGGCATTGTATCTGCTGCTAATTTATCCATGGGCATTGTATCGGCCGCGCTCAGAGGAGAACGTGGGATCCCCGGTGTGGTGGAGCGTCGAAATGCGCCGGGATCTTTGTCGGGATCATATTCGGGATCGCCTTTAATCCGTTGAAGCAGTTTCTTAATGTCTTCTTCGGGAGCTTCACTAAGATCGATATTTTCTTCTTGGAGATATTCTTCCAAGATAATGCGGTACAGTTGGGACTGAGTGAGGTTCATGCGCTTTGTTTCCTACTTCTTGGTTCGAGTGTCGTTTTTCGGGCGCTTGCCCCAGCCTCCTTGGCCTAAGAACGTTTCCCAGCTTCGCTCTAATCTATCGCGAGAGGGAGCTTCAATGTTCATCTCTTCCGAAAGACCACCAACCTTGTAGTGCTTCTTGGCCGTTACCCAAGTGCGCACCCGAGATGAGTTTTCCACATGAACATCAACTTCGCCCTCTTCCGTTAAAGTGACAGAGTCTCCGGTAAGTTTCTTATATTCTTTCTTTAGCCAGCCAGCGATATCAGTTAATCGTTGATCGATTTCCCCTTCAAAGCCATTGGCGTATACTTCCTTCAGTTGAATTTCCGACTGGTAAGTTAGGCACATCATGTCCCCATAAAACTTTACATTAAAGCCGTCCATTACTCGCTGATCGATGAGAGCGTCACCCTCTTCTCTACGAAGAATGCCGGGCTTAGCGGGTTGATTGTCTTCTCCAAGCGCGCCGTCATATGCGTTTGCTGCCGCTTGTGAAAGTCCTTTTACGATATCGTAGATTGTTGCCATTATTTATTATCCTCTTTAATTTGGGGTCTCCAGCCTTCTAACCATCTTTCTTCTCTGTTCTCGACGTATTGAACGTAGCAGTTATTACAACACTCAAATTTGACGAGGCAAACATCATCCAATGATTTCTTTGGAAAAGATCCGCAGACTGAACAACATTTTACAGATTCTCTATTAAGTAGTTTTTTTGAAATCTTAATGCCATTAACATCTATTTTTTCTTGCCATTCGTCATTTTTGATTATTTTTTGGTAGAACTCTCGCATCTGGTGGCGATATTCTTTCTCTTTGGTCTCGTCCCAATTAGCCCGCGGGTTCTCAACTGCAGTTGAACCATACTTCTCAGCGATGGCCTGCTCTACTTTGGCAATATAATTTAAATCTTTATCTTTCATTGAACGCCTTGTATGCTCCATACGTTGCTGCGGACCCCACCACTAGACCTCCGACAAACCACCACGTTTTATTGCGCGGCGAAGTCTTCTTTAGAGATTTGACAAGAGATTGAATTTCTTTATCTTTTTGCATTATAAACAAATCGTACTCATCTGTTAAGGCTTTATGTTCAATCTTCAAAGTTTCAAGTTCTAGCCGATGGTGCTCTTCTAAAATGCTTAACTCATATTGAACCTTACTTTCGCAAGCAAAGGCCGCAATATCATAACTTGCTAAAATTTCGCCGGTGGCCATCTTATCAAACAAAACACCCTCGAAGGGTGCGCATTGTCTTTCACCAAGGATGGTAAACTGTGGACTTTCCGCATTAGCAGAAAGGCTCAACATCAATATTAAATTAAGGAACATATTCAAATCCAAAAGTCTTTTCTATGTCTGTAATTAGTCCTTCTTTGTCTTCGCTGAATTTCCTACTGTATTCTGTTGTTTTGTTTTTGCGTTCTTCTTCTAACTCTGCGCGAGTCTTTTCATACTCTTCTTCGATGGCTGCTATCGAGTTAAGGAAACTTTCCATCAAGAGTTGCTTTTCTTCTAATTCTTTTTTATGAATTTCTTTAAGTCCCTGGATTTGCGCTTCTGTGGATTCAATGCGAGTGGTATACGCCGATTCCATCAGGTGATAATCATAGCGTGTCTTTAACACTATAACAGTGGCTAACAACACTATGGCAATTACTTTCCAATTCTTAACAACAAATTCTACTATTTGTTTCTTAATCATTGTATCCTCGCAATCTAGCGATGCCATCAATAATCGTCTGGCCTCCGATATAGATTGCTGAAATAATCACCCAGTCATCGCTGGTGACGTGTCCTGTAAATGTGAGTGCGGTTGCCGTCGCCCATACCATCAATTTACGCGATGTTAATTTCGCTAACCATGTGTCAACGAATGCTTTTGTTTGTGCCATCATTTTTTACCTCTCTTTTTTTTGTATTTTCCATCTTTTGTGAGGCGACCTTCTTTGCCCATATTGATTGCCGCAGCAACCGCTTGGTCTTGAGACATCCCTTCTTTGCTTTTTAAGTGAGATATCTTCTTTGATACTCTGTCGTCCTCGTCAAGCTCACCTGAGCTTTCTTTGTCTGGTCAGGTCTCTTCTTGAAGTTCAGCCTCTCCTTCTTGGGCTGTGTCTATCTTTTTAATCAGGTCCATAACCATCACAAGATCAGGTGAAGCGATATTTTGTGCTAGAACTTTGCTTACCTTATCTTTTAAGCCCAATTCCATAAAGAAGTTGTGGGCGCTCGATTGAATAATTGAGTCAGGATCGTCTGTGGTCGGAGGCTTGCGGCCGGCTACGGCGCCGAGATTGTAAGAAAATCCTCCTCCGCCTAGCGCTCCAGTAAAGCCACCAAACGTTTCATTAAGGCTCGTCTTAAGTGTCTCTTTGATCTCTTCCTTAAGAATCTCTTTCAACTGACCTTTAGTTAGTTTCATTTTCTTCTAGTCCCAATCTTTGTCGAACATTAGCGGCGGAGGCATCTTTCAAATAAGCAGCCATGTTTGCCAATGTCTCGGCATCCTGTTCGTCGCCAGTATCCAGCGCCAAGATCATGTCCATAATTTCTTTACGCACATCCTCAGACTCGTGAGCAATCCCAACTCTCGAAAGTTTTTGAGATGCTTTGTGACCAAGTGTGTCAGATTCCTTTATCTTCCTGCCTAGTGGCATATTCTTCGGTGGCGGATCATCAGGGTGTATTGGCATATCGACGTTCTTGGTGGGCTCGCCGCGATATAATAAATCTTTGGTATACCCTTTCACCTTGGGTGCGGTTTCCACGTCGCCGACTAATTCTATAGCATCCTGATCTACCGCCGAAGCTGCATCGTGGCCGCCTTGCCCGCCGATGCCCTGGACACCCGCCGCAATAGCAGCAACTATGGCAATTGGTACTCCATATTGCTTGGCTAAATTCTGTAAGAGGCCTTCATCGATGAGGCCTCCTTTTCTAATCTCTTCCTCAAGCAAGTTTTTAATTCGCTTTTTTTGGACCTCGCTAAGTTCCGTCTTCTCATCCATAAAGTAGCGAGGATCGATGAATTTCTTGTTTTTTCTTATGGCCATTGTATTGTCCCTTTTAAGTCGCTAATCCATTCATACTTATTTATCTACCCGGGGGAGCCTTGTTTGTAATCTTAAAAGGCTTTGCATCATCAGATTTGTGCTTCACCTTTGTAT